ATTTTCATCAACGTCAATGCACCTGTACAAACCGTCTGGAAATTCTCCGGTTGTTGTTACAAACAAAGATTTAAACATGATAAGAATTGCAATCGACTTATTTTTCATATAAAAAGCATCTCCTATATATATTGGTCTTGAACTTCTAGAACCAATTATTTTAATCAAATTAGTAATATTTGTTTTTATAGATGCAAAAGTCATTACTTCCGCATTTTGTACTGACGTAAAAAGCCTCAAAAATGTTTCGTCATGCATGTTGGTAAACGTAAAAGGAGATGTTTCTGTTTCAAACGATCTAAAAGACATAACAGATGGTGCATATCTCATATTTATACCAGGAAACATCTCTTTGTTTGATTTAAACCACAACTCATCTGGACATACATTTGTATGAATACTCCATTTTCTAAGAGTTTCGAAAAGAAACTCTTTGTCTTTGGTAATACTTAAAACTGTCTTTAAACTTTTATTATCCATATGTATCCATTGAGTCTTTAAAAATGTAGGTATTTGTGACTTAATGTCATAAGTATTTCGTAAAGGTATACAGGTTCCTGATATAACAAATACATATTCTGGATCTAAATATTCTATTTTTTTTAGCGCATCTATCAACAAATAAACGAGTGAAGCGTCACACCAACCATAATATTTGAATATCTCATTAGTTTTTAAAAAAATTATATTGCTTGCTTCCAAATCAACGTCAACTGGCCCATATATTACAAGCAAAACATTTTCTGCAACCAAACTCATATATTTTTTCCACACAAGTTTGTTTTTTATACCTTCAATCGCCAGAGATAATAAAATAACTGGGTTTTTTACATTTTTTGTAACGGAACGAAATTTTTGCAACTGAAACTGAGATACCCACATTTATATTTGGTCATTATTATTTTCTTGTGTTTCTTGTGTATTTTTTGCATAATTTAATATTCTTGTGCCATCAGACTCGTAGGAAAATGGCCGTCCTACTGGATATGGACTAAAAAAAAGCATACAAAAAATTTTACAAACATTGCACATATTTTTATTAAAAAATAATAAAAATAGTTACTAACTAATGCCAATGGAATAAGATAATATAGATAGAAATTTTGAAATATTCATAATTTGTAGTATTACAGCATTAAAATTTACGATACGTAAAGAGTTATCTATATCACACATTTGTTTCAGCATAAATTTAAACATAATGTCAAAGTCACAGCCATATTTATCTTTTATTGATTCCTTTTTTTCCTCAGTAATAATACCTTTTAATAAATAATCAGAGTATGTTTGTTTTTTCTTAACGTCTATAAATAGTATATCAATATATATTAATTCATAAAATGTAATTATAAAACACCATAAATCAGACAATATGAAATATAATTTACATTCTTCCGGTTTTGAAGTATCAAAGCCAGTTGCGACTGGGGACCTATAAATAGGTGCACCAACATTGCCTGGTAAAAATAAGTTTTTATTATCTTTTTGTGGTTCAAACAAGTAGGCGAGATTATAGTCTATAATCTTTACAACCATGTCACCATTTACACTTCCAGTTAGCATTATATTATCTGGTTTAATATCCCTATGGTATATGTTATTAACATGTAAATAACTCAGTCCATCATATATTTGCTTAAAAAGATTATTTTTTAAGATTATAGATAGTGAAATCTCAGGATCTACGGCTCTAATAAATTGGTACAAGTTTGAAGAAAACTGAACATTTGTAACCGTTGCAAATAGAAATTCGTAAATTGTTATATTGTCCTTGATGAAGAATACTTTTGCCAAATTTACATGTTCTAGATTTTTTTCTAACATGTACTGTAAAACATTTTTTTCATTTTCTAAACATTTGGAAACAAATGTTGATTTTTTTTTATCATTTATTTTTTTCAAGGTAAATGACTGATCTATTCTAAACGCTTTTCCGAAACCTCCTTTCCCGAGTATGTATCTCTGATCTTCCATATACTTTACAAAATATTCGTCAGTATACGGATTTAAGGAACTTGACGCCCTATAACTATTTAATTTTTCAAGATCAAAAATACTTTTCCACATTTTATTATACAATTTATAATATTTATTATAATAAAATGGAAAGGGCGCCAACTTTAACTGACAATTCTGGTGATAGTCAAACATATGATACAATTAGAATGTATGATATTCCTATAGATAGTATTGTGAGTTCAGAACTTAGTAAAATTACCACAAGCATTACTAAAAAGGAAGTAAAAGATATTGAAATAACTGAAACAGGTGAACTTGTTATAAAAAATAAAGAAAAAGAAACCCCCAAAAGACCAACCAAAGATGTAGAACATGATACACCTGATGTTGAATCTAGTAAAGCAGCCTCAAAAAAACCAAGAAAACTATAGTTAAGTTACAATAACTTCTGTTTTTTGTCTTCCTAAAATACTATCTATAACTGATGAAAACGCATTTGCTCTTTCACTTGTACACTCACGGAACAAGTATATAAATACAATCATTAAAATAATACCACCTACAATCGAAGGTATAAATATTTCAGGTTGTAAAAATGTCAAGTACCAAGGTGGAGTAGAAGAACTCGGTGCTTTCGGTGGCGGTATTGGAGGAGATAAAGACTGTTTTAGACCAGTTGTAAATCTAGAATTTCTATACGAAAAGGTTCTCTTATGAAGCGTGCCTTCATCGAACGAATAGTTTAAATAAATTTCTGATGCTTGAAGAGTTTCTTGTGTTGATACAAACCTGCACTCTATATTTGTGTCATTTACTATTACGTTGAATCCACCACATCTACCGAATATTAATTTATTATTACAATAACTACAACATTCTAAAATGGGATTCGAATCACGGTTGTTTTCAAGTTCCGTATTTGAAATACCAGGAAATGTTCTCGGTTGTTCTACGAACCTCAAAAAACTTCCGTCATGTACCTGATTGTACACATGATTAGAATAATATATATAGCTCTTTTGAATAGGAAAAATATCATTTTCATTACTACTGGTTCCTATAAAAGCATCTAATACAGAACTACCGATTTGTCCAGATTTTATACCATCAAACGGAGTAAAAAATTGAGTTTCTTTAAATGAATAGCCGTTACACGAACTCACCGGAAAGCCTGGTGGTGATGGTGGTGATGGGTGTTGTGGTAAAGATGGTGGCAGATACGGCGGAAGAATTGGATTAATGTCAATACACGAAGTGTAGACAAAATCAGAAAAAGATGAGTTAGTAATAAAGTAGTAAGGTGTACAAGTAGAATCTTTTGTGCACCTAAATCTCAAAGTACATTGATCTGCATTGGCTATATTTTCCAACACATATCTAACTATCGACATTGTACTGTTCCTGTATTCTATACACAAACCTTCGGTTAAGTTTTGTTCGTTTTCGTATTCTACGTTTGATCTAACTGCATAATCGTTGCATGTGGAATTAGTCACATTTTGTCTACCATTTGGGTCATATACGTTTGTTCGACAGTAATCATACTCATTACTACAATCTATGTTTGTAAGGCTTAAAAGTATATATAAAAACATTTATATATACTATTATTTTCTTACTGCTTGTCTTAACTCTACTTTTTTATTTGTATCTACAACAACACGATTACTTTTTCTTCTAGTTATTGTTCTAAAAACTCGGTTAAACGCATCTGCTCTTTCTTTTGTACAGAGTCTAAATATATATATAAAAAGTATAAGAAACAGTATAGAACCTGTAATTAAAGGTATTAATATTTCAGGTCTAATAATTAAGTTTTCTATAGACGGAGGAGGTGGTGAAATTATTGGTGGTGAAGACGGAGACGGTATTGTATGACCAGGTGGACGAGGAGGAGGTGGAAATAACGGATTTATTTTGAAAAACGATCCAATAATAGGAGAAGGTATACTCACTAAATTCCAATCTCTTGCAAGTAATGTAGTTAATTTTACCGCTGATCTAGGAGGATACTGATCGGTTCCGATCGCAAAATAACAATGATAATCTGTGGAATTTCCATGAAACCAAAATCCTGCACATTTTCTTTGAAATAGCGGCAACGATGGACTAGTCTGTGGCAAGATGTCATCCTCTGTTAGCCATGAACAATATTCAAAACAACGATTTGGACATACTTCGTTAGTATTTACATATTCAGTAGGTTCTTCAAAATGTTTGTAGTTTTCGTGAAGTTCTGCGAGATCTAAATCACGACGGTAGCTTACTGGGTTATGTATATTTGTGCCTTCTGATACCCCTGATATCCAATCTTCAACGCCGTTTCCGTAACTTAAAATTATTTGGTTACTGTATGTATAGTTTGGAATTATTTTACATATTATATCATTATCAGTGCTCATTTATGTTTACAATATATTTTTTTAAAATGTTTGAAACAACTGAATCAAAACCATTTTTGTATTGTGATTTGAGGTTTTAAGTTATGAATCACAACCTTGTCGACGGCGTCTTCGAAATACTTTTACAACAGGGAATCAACCCTGGTTTTTCTATAAGATTCTCATCCTGTTGCAAAAGTCTAAATAATATTTTGAAAAACCACGATTACTATTGGAAATATGTTTCACGTGATTTATTGAAATGGAAAAAAGAAAAAGAAAATTTAAAAGTTATAGAGTCGATAAAAAATGGAAGAAAGTGTAGAGAATGTGCAAACTCTCTGTGCTATAAAGTTTTGACCACACAGAATAGTTTTGTATGGTTATGTGTAAATTGTACTAAAGAAGAAAACGGATTCAGTGAACTTTATTCAAGAAGTCAAATATTTGGGGGTAAAGATCTTTGGTCACATAAACGAAGAATCGTAAATTACCTTACAATGGCAAAAAAAGGTACTGCTGGAAAACACCTTTATTGGCGTCACCAGGTTAAAAAATACAGGATTCAAGCAGTTTTGAAAAACAGGAGAATATTACCCTTTTGAATTTTAATACTACTATAGTAAAAATTATATTGAAAATGTTTCTCCACATCCGCACTTTGAATTCGCATTTGGATTTTCAAACCGCAAACCGGAACCAAAAAAATCTTCATTCCAAGAAATTTTTAGACCTATCAAATACATGAGACTTTTTCCACAAACAATTATGTTAAAATCTTTATATTTTACGATTTCATCATACTTTTCTTTTTCATCGAAAAATGGAGTGATTGAGTATTTTAGACCATTGCACCCACCTCCTTTTACACTTAATAAAAAATTAGTTGTATTTTTTTCGTTACCAAGTCTTGAAAAATGTTGTACTGTTTTTTCGCAAAGCGTTAAAATATTTTTCATGGTGTCTTTATTTAAGGATCAGAATATAATAGGTTTTATAAATAAATTATTTTATGAAAAGAGCGTTTGCAGCTCTTGTCGCATCAAGTATAAGTTCAATAATTACGTACCCTCTTGATACTTTATTTGTAACGAATCAGTTACATAAAAAACCTAAAAACTACTACTCGGGAATAAAAATAGAATTGTTATGTACTTGTGCAGCTACAGGTGTGTTTTACCAAACATACGAAACATGTTTTGAAAATAAACTTTCCCCCGCAATAGCTTCTACATTGTCAACAATAACATCAACAACCGTACACGTTCCTCTAAGTATTCTCAAACGAAAAATTCAAACAAAAAATAATATACAAAAGTTCAATTTCGCAAAAACATCTTTTTTAGATAAATTTAAAAATATATACTTTGTATCTTGTGTAAAAAAAATACCCAAGAATATTTTAAAGTATTCCATTTACGAGAATTCACTTAAATTCCTATGGCTGTACTTTGATCCGATTGCATGTGGAGCAATTTCTTCCTTTATGGCTTCCTTGATTTCAAACACAGTTATGTTTCCTATAGAAACCGCGATTGTCAAAGTTTCATGTGGGATAAACAAGAACATATTCGACTTTTTTAAACAAAGAAGTTTGAATGAAATTTACAATGGATTTTTATTATACTTGTTATACTCTGTAACCGCAAATGTTATAGGACACAGTATTCTAGAGTCCTTATCACCCAGATATTAATTAACAAATAGACTGTAATATAATCCAATCCTGAAGCGCTTCCTTATTTGCATCTTTGCACATGTCTTCCAACCAGTCACGTGCTTTCAATGGTTCGTCAATCAAGTCATTGTCTACATAAGCTGCAGTAAACGCGATAGCTGCAACTTTAATGTCGTCAAATGTTCCGATGCGAATCATTTGCATTCGTTGCTTGTTCTGAAGCTGAGCACCCCAGCCTGTTTGCGTGCCATGAGAAACAAATGGAGTTATTCCTTGATATGGTCCCTTCTTTTCATCTTTTGCAAATATATGTGCTGGTTTCATGAGTATTTTTGGTTCCAGAAATTCTTTCAATGAACTTGGAAGTTGATCATATGTCAAAACACACCGATTTATTGGTCGATCTCTCTTGTTTTCAGCTTTTGGAAGAACAGGCTCTTTCCTTTTGGGAGGTTTTGGTTCTTTTGGTTTTTTTGGTTCTTTTGGTTCTTTTGGTTTTTTTGGTTTTTTTGGTTCTTTTTGGGTTTTTTCTTTGTCGACATTTTCAGAAGAAATAGGAACGACCGGTCCGAAGTCAGGAAGTGGAAGCGGTGCAAATGACGAAGTCTGAGAATCCGAATCAGGAAGTTCATCAGAATCTTTTCCAATAGACGGATACAAAGGAGGAATATCTCCGAAATCCTCCAAAGGTTCTTCATATTTTGTCTTCTTTGGAATAAGTTCGTCAATTGGAGACGACATTTTTCTTTTCAAAGAATGTCTAGGGGGAGATTCTGGCGATTCTTCTGGCATCAATGACGGAACTGGTAAATCAATAACGGTAACGGCTGCCGTTGGAGCTGTTGAAACGGCTTGAAGTGGAGCCAAGAAAAGGTCATCGTCGTCGTCCATTAACGCACCGTCGTAAGGGTTGAGCATTCCTCTTTGATCCAGAGAGACGTTTTTTTTTTGGATGTTTGATCCAACCTGGATGAACAATAATAAATTAAAATATTGACTTTGTCACAAGTTAAAAAAAAAACATTCTGAATTATTTTTTAATAGATTTTTCAAGTGTCTTGTATTCTCATGAAAATCGTGAAATGTGCTCATAAATCACTCATTTTAATGAAAAACCAAAAGGAGGTTGTTTGTTCATTAGTAAATATGGGTTTTCATGTTTAAAAAACACGACTGGTTTCATATAACATTATAAAAAATATAATATTAATATACTGATTTATTACTGTTTAAAAATCAGTATAAAATTTTATGAACAATTTTAAAAAATGTTGTGGACAAAAGTTATTTGTGGTTATTTAACACCCTTTGATACAATCAACATGTGTTGTACATGTAAACATTTGTATGCAGAAATCGATGAACACATGTTGAAAACGAATTCGACAAAAGATTTCAAATTATTGAAAAAAAATGGTGAACATATAGAAAATGAAAAATACGTAATGGGGATAGGACAAGTACTATTGTTTTTAAACAACTGTAACATGATAAATATTAAAAAAAAAATAAAAAATGTAGAAGTTATTTTAAGTTCAACAATACTTGTAGAAAACTCAATGATAGTGTTTGAAGATTGTATTTTCATTCCGGAAAATGGATATAGTTTACTCGATATAAATAAACAATCAAACGTTTTATTTTCTTATTGTTATGTCAAAGATTTCGTCATGTTTTGTAAGACTTACGATTCGGAAACAAATTTCGAGAATACCATTTTTGAAAATGTTTCAGTTCCAATACTCGGTAGAAGAACATATTCTAATATTTTTGATTCAAAATTTATAAGCTGTAACATGCCTATAAATTATTTTGAAAATTTTAGACTTGTTGTAAGAAATACTTTATTTTTAAAAAGTGTTCATTCTATTATAATACATACCGACAAACAAAGAAATTATTTAGAAATCGGGGACTGTAATTTTTCTAATTGTATTTTACCACAAATTTCTATTTCAAATGAAAATACAATTGATATATTTTGTAATAAAATAAGTATTTAACTACTACATAATTCTGTCATGAAAACAGTTTTGATGGTTTTCTTCCCAATAAAGTTTCAAAATAAACTTTAACTCATTTATTTGTGATGTTTCTTCTAGTTTTTCAAGTTTATCGTTTAATATTTTATATTGTGATTCAACTTGTTCACACAACCAATTTTGTGAACTAAAAGAAATAATAAGTAACAAAAGCGTATACATTTTTTTATTTATGTAAACATAATATCACGACCAATAATATCAGATGAATCAAAATTTTTAAGATTTGGAAACACCGTTTCCATTTCTAAAGAACTTATATTAAACCATTCCGCAACGCCTTTCCACATACCTTCCCATGGCGTAGTCGGGATTAATCTTCCTCTGCCGACTGCAATCAAGTTATCATCATTTTTGATTAAACTATCTGGATACTTTCCAAATATCTGGGAACCATTTACACTTCCACCAATCATAAACATGTTACCCGCCCAACCATGGTCACTTCCTCTTCCATTTGTTGTTAATGTTCTTCCGAAATCAGAAGATGTCATAAGCACTACATCGTTCCATAACGATTTGTTTTTCATTTCTTCAACAAAACTAGAAATCGCAGTGTTTATTAATGTGAATTTTTCGTCTACTGTACTTTTCATATTAGAATGTGTGTCGAAACCACCGATTTGTACAAAAAACATGTCTCTGTCACTTCTGATAGATTGACGTATATTCATTATTCTTGCAACATTTCTTAATTGTTTTGATAAGGATTCGTCTGAAAAAGACGTGGCAGTTTTTGAGTTTGCAAATAGTTCTGATAGACTCTCTGTTAAATTAAGAGAATCCTCTACTATATTTGAAAATGTATTCATAAAATGTGAAGTAGAATGCTGTTCGGTTAATCTATTTATAAATGTCATAGTCTCCTCTTCAGTAGAGTACTCCATTTTTTCTATACCGCTTTTACCTATTATCCTAGGGGGAGCACCACCCTGTAATATTTTCGTACTTCCAGCCATTGAATATATATTGTTGCGTATATTTTGTCTTCTCAATGCATCTCCGATTCTCCCGAATATCCCGTTTGCGCTTAGAGAATCTGCGTGAAGATTTTGAGCAGTTGTTCTTTGTGTATTGTGTGAAAATAAAGAAAATGGCTTCTTTTTTAGTTTAAAATTGTTTTTATTAAGAGGTTCAACAAGTGGACCTATTGTTGAAATAAATGCTGCATCCCCATGAATATAAAGATCTTGCAAAATTGGTAGTTTGGGATGAATGCCGAATTTGTTACAAGGTTGTGTATTGTTTGGTACAGAAATCTGTAACAATTCATTTTTTCTTAATGCAAGTGCTTCCGTAGAACCGCGTATAGATTCGTATTCTTGATACATATCACGTTCTTTACATTCCGAGTGAGGAACAATCAAATTATAAGAATCACATCCCCCATGCATAAACAAAACTATTATGGCCTTATAATCTCTATTTAAATAAGGTATTTCACGAACTTTCGGTTTACTAAAATTTATGTTGGTATGTTTTTGTGAAGTATGGAATTCTGGCACAATAGGAAACAACTCTTTTACTTTTCTATAACCCGAATCATTATCAGTAACCGAATTAAATGCATTTTTCAATACATCACGGCTTTCAGAACCCATATTCCCGGATGTCAGTAGCAAAGAAAGTTCGTTAATTATAGTATTTATATTTGAAATATTATTAGGTTTAAATTTCAAATGTCCGTCTGCTGTGTCAAATGGTCCAGTTGCGCCTCTTTTTGTGGAACAGTCATAATCTCGTTTATTAACTTGTAATGTGTTTCCAAACCCACCTTTACATTTGGTTAAGCCATACCTCATTAAAGATATTACACCAGACATATATCGTATTATGTTTGGTGTCGTATATATCTGAGATTCAGGAGAAAACAATTCCATATCTTTAATTGCACCGAGAGGTTGGAATTCCGGCATGTAAAAATTGAACACGCTCGGTGCATCAAATATTTGCTGTCCAATATCAGATTGTAAATCTTGAAATTCAATCTCACGTAAATCTCTAGACTTATATTGTAAAGACCTCATTATATTGTAAATTTTTAACAACGGTTCTCTCATTTTTCCATGTGATGGATCTATATCCAAAATCGAACTTCTTGCTTCTCTGTCGAGAAATAAAGCATACACTGATGCTTTCAAGTCTCCGTATTTTCCAGAGTAAGTTTTGTTTTTATATTTTCCATATTTGAAAGCATTTGAAACTTCATGTACATATCGCGGACTTGGATTTGATGTGATGAAACGATTTATAAGCCAATTTGCAATGAATGGAGGTACGTTCTGATGTGTATAAATATGATCTATAAGTGCATCCACTTCATATTTAGCATCACGTATGTTTTTTTCGTGTTCTTGGGTATTTGATACAGAATCTACAATCGATATGAAATTAGGAGGGTTTCTAAATGAAAAAGTACTATTTTCAATATAAACTATACTTTCTATATTTTTCAAGTACTTTATAAATGTATTATTCGTTATAATTTTGAATATTGTATCTTCGTTTATAGTGTTCAAACCTTTTGTCCATACTTCTTCAACTGGAAAAGAATTACAAAACGATGTATTGCATAACGAATAACGTTCATCTGGTTCAAAAGAACCTATTCTTAGTCTGTCTTCAAGAATATCAATACTTGGTGGTGTCGAAAATACAGATTTTGTTACTACATTTATTTCACAATAACATTTTTCACCCATTTTAGTACACAGTAAACTACAGTTGTTGTGATATGTTGGAAACGAATCGTTTTTCCAACGAACGCGGAATTTTGAAGTTCCTAGTGTTCCTAATTTTTCCAAATATTTATCCGGTTTATTATGATCATGTACAATCGATATAAAACCTTCGTTATTAATCAGTATATTAATTTTACAAGATGTGTTGTACCACATGAATGTTTCGGATTTATAGTCACATTCGTTTCTAGATGCTGTCCATGGTTTTACTATAGTTCCCGTTGTACACTCTAAATTTTCAAACTTTACTTTTTCTCTTTGATAGTTACATGTTTCTACACAATCATTTCGAGTAACCGAACTACAACATGTTCCCGCTTCTGGTAGTAGTGGATTTGCACACATATATTTTTCAATATTTCTTTTTTTCTTATATTTTATAACTTCTGGATTAGTATAAAACGGAAACTCTATACATGGAGGCTTTATATACTCATAGTATACGTATTTTCTATTATCCATCATGAAACCAACATATTTTATATCTTTTACAGAACATGGATTCGTTATATTAAGACCATAATTCTCACAAGATAATGATAATGATAATTTTTTCTTACGTTTAAGATCATGTGAATACAACTGTTTATATAATGTAGAATTGTGTGTTAATACCAAAACTTGTTTATTCAAATTCGGATCGAAAAAACCCACAAGTTTATATACTGAACCTTTTTTCAAAAAACTATAGTCTAGTAGGTCGGTACATTGTG